ATCCAGTTTGAGCACTGAAAAATCCTTGCTTCCTTATTTGTCTCCGTCGGTGTATCTGTGATATTGCATATCCATCCTTTGGCTTCCACTCGCTTGTTTACTTCCATTGCGACACGGTCCCCTCCGGCATTTCTCTCAAATTCACATTCCTGAACTTTG